CATTACTGCTCTTCAATACAATCCTTCAAAGTTTGATGCAATCGACACTGGAGCACATTTTGAAGAAGCACCTATTTCAATTGTTAATCCTACTGTTCAGGATGCGGTTACAAACGTCACCATTACAAGTGAAAGCCGAGTAGATCAAGGTATTAATGTTGCCACAATGATTGTGTCATGGGCACAAGCCCGTGGAGCAGTTAAGTATCTGGTTGAGTGGCGTAAAGATGACGGGAGCTGGATTAAATTACCACTGACAGGCAATAACTCGGTAGAGGTACCAGGTATTTATGCGGGTCAATATCAGGCGCGTGTAACAGCAATTTCAGCATTTGAAATTTCTTCTTTACCGGCATACTCAGTTTTGACTGCATTGACTGGTAAGCAGGGGTTACCACCAAAATTAGCTTTTATCCGAGCGATTGGCACAATGTTCGGAATGAAAGTGGAATGGGAATTTCCTGCAACTGGCGCATTAGATACTGCATATACGGAAATTGAATATTCTACGACTTCCAATGGTGCCAATATTCAGCCTCTGGGTTCTTATGCTTATCCAACGACTTCACTACAGCAGCAGGGTTTGGCTGCTAATGTGACACTCTGGTATCGGGGGCGGTTGGTTGACCGGATCGGTAATAAAGGGGATTGGTCTAGTTGGGTTAGTGGCACTTCAACTGCACAGGCGAATGATATTCTTGATGCGCTTGATGGCTTAATTTCTGCAACGCAGTTAGATCAGGACTTAAGAGATACGATCAATAAGATTGATACGATTGAAGGTCTTGATGGAGATATCGGAAATTTAATTGACAAAGTTACTGCTCTTGAGGGTGAAATTGATTCTGCGAATGCAGCAATCGATGCTGAAACCCAGCAAAGAGTAAGTGATGTTTCTGGATTAAACGATAGCCTTACACAAGAAATTAGTGATCGAATTGCAGCAGATGCAGCTGAAGCACAAGCCCGTGCAGATGCAATTGCACAAGAATCTTTGGTACGGCAGGGTGAAGTTAAGCAAGTTTCTGATGCCGTTGCGAAAGAAACCAATGACCGCATTGCTGCAGTTAAAGGTGTCAGTGATGGTTTAACTCAAGAGATTCAGGCTAGAACTGATGGTGACCAGCAGATTCTTAATGCTGTCACTACCTATAAAGAAAGCACCGACACATCAATTGCAGCTGTTCAAGAATCGGTTGATATTGTTGCAGATGACTTACATGCTACAGCAACAAAACTGGACGGTGTTTACGCACAGGTAACACCTTTAACGGCTGATCAGAACAACTGGACCGCAGATAATGGAAGTAACCAAGCTGCTGCTTGGACAATTCAGTCAGCATTTGCTGAAGGTGATTTAGCCCTAAGTAAACGTATCGATGTTGTTAATGCTCAGGTGGGAAATAACCAAGCTGCTATTCAGCAAGAAGCCTTAGCAAGAGTCAATGGTGACAGCGCACTAAGCCAAAGAATTGATACGTTGAGTTCAGATTTTGGCAATAACAATGCTTCTGTTCAGCAAAAACTTATTGCTTTGGCTGATGCCGATGGAGCACAGGTTCAGGCACTGAATAATTACATTGCTTCCAATGACTTGGCTCTGGCTTCGGTTATAGACGATGTAACAGCAGTTGTTGATGACACTAGTGCAAATACACAGGCAATTGATGGTTTAAGAGCCAGTGTAAAGGTTGCCACGGATGATGCTGGCAAAGCACTTGAAAATAGTGCTACTGCCATAAGCAAGGCTGATACAGCGGTGTCTCAAGCAGGTTCAGCTTCATCAATGGCACGGGAAGCAACAGCAACAGCACAATCGGCAAGTTCAAAAGCAGATGGTGCTATTAATACAGCCAATACCGCTAGTAGTGATGCTGCAACTGCAAAAACCAATGCTGCAACTGCTATCAGTAAAGCGCAAGCTGCTGCTGATGCTTCTAGTGCTAATGCATTATCTATTAATGAAATCAATGCTGCTTTAGAGGACAAGGCTTCAACTGGTGCGCTTGAAGAAGTCAAAGCGGATGTAGAGGATATTGATGGCGTTGTTAAAGCTCAAACGCAGAAGCTTGATGGTGTTTATGCAAAAGTTACTCCATTAACTGCTGACCAAAACAACTGGACAGCTGATAGTGGTAGCAACCAAGCAGGGGCGTGGACAATTCAGTCTGCTTATGCTGATGGCGATTTAGCTTTAAGTAAGCGCATCGATACCGTTTCAGCTTCAGTTGGTGAAAACACTGCATTAATTCAACAGGAAGCTACAGCAAGAGCGAGTGGTGATGCTGCTACAGTCCAAGCTTTAAATGTTTATAAAGCGAGTAACGATGCAGCTTTAGCAGCAGTGAGTCAACGAGTTGATATTAATACTGCAGACAATGAAGCAACCGCTTTAAAAGTTGATGCAATTGATGTCAAAGTCAATACTGCAACTGATCAAGCAGGTCAGGCACTTGAAAATAGTGCTACTGCTGTAACTAAATCTGAAGCAGCAGTTTCGGAAGCTGGGTCTGCTGTTACTGTAGCAAATCAGGCAAAAGCAACAGCTGGCACTGCAAGTAGTGATGCTGCAACAGCTAAGGCAAATGCAGCCACAGCACTATCACAAGCCAATGCAGCAGCAGATGCATCTAGTGCTGCAATTGAGCGTGTTGAGTCTGTAGAGGCTGAGCTTAGTGACAAGGCCTCAACAGGTTATGTGGATAGTGTGAAAGCTACCGTTGATGAGCAGGGTGATTTGATCAATGCAAATACTGAGCGATTAAGCGGAGTCTATGCAAAAGTTACCCCACTAACCGCAGATAGTACTTCACTAACTGCTGACAGCTCATCAACAGAGGCTGGATCATGGTCATTACAGTCAGCAGCAGCTGAAGGTGACTTGGTTTTAAGTAAGCGGATTGATATTACTCAGGCTCAGATAGATGAAAATAAGGCAACTATTGCCTCTGAATCTACTGCGCGTGTAAATGCTGATAGCGCACTTGGGCAACGTATTGATACTGTTCAAACTCAGTTTGAAAGTAACAAAGCAACAGTTCAGAGCCAGATCAAAACGCTTACAGATAGTCAGTCTTCGCAAGCAAGTCAAATTGATATTGTTCAAGCTTCTGCTTCATCTGCAAATGCAGCAGCGGGTAATGCACAAGCTACAGCCAACAGTGCACAACAGGCTGCACAAGCAGCCGCGACGGCAGCGGGTAATAAAGGGGAGGTAATTTTTGGATCAACAGTACCCGCAGCCGATAAACGCCTTGCACAAAATCTCTGGATTGATACAACAGGTGGCGCGAATACACCTAAGCGTTGGAATGGTTCAGCGTGGGTAACAGTAACTGATAAGGCAGCAACGGATGCGGCAGCGGCAGCTAATGCAGCTCAAAAAACTGCAAACGATGCCCTAGATAAAGCAAACACAGCAAACACCAATTTGGCAACAGTTCAACAAAAAGTGAATGCTGTGGCTGATGCTCAGAATGCGACAGCAGAGAAAGTTGATACTATTCAAACAACTGTTGACGGACATACAGCATCGATTCAGGAAGTGTCAAAAAGTGTAGATGGTGTCTATGCAGAGCAATTCATGAAGTTTGATGTGAATGGCCATGTCTCAGGACATGGTTCAATGAACGATGGTACAACATCAACATTCATCTTTAACTATGATGCAATTCAGTTTGGTACGCCTGTCGGTGTTGATGGTGTAGAACCTAAACCATTAATGACCCTGCAAAACACTCCGGTTACTTTGCCAAACGGTACTGTTATTCCGCGTGGATTGTATGTCGATAATGGTAGTTTTGGATACATCAATGCGAATCGAATTTGGGCTGAAAACTTAAGCGGTATCACAGCAAACTTGGGTACTTTTATCTCACTTGCAGATGAAAACAAACCTAACGGTGCACGAACTGTTATTAGCGGCAAAAATATTGAAGTCTATGACGACTTGAATCAAGTCCGGGTAAAACTCGGTATTTTCTAAGGAGAAAAGTTAGTGGATGCTCAGTTCTTGGCTTCTATTGATGGAGCCCAATTAATACCATTTAAGCAATTATTGCCAATTTCTCATATGGTTGGGGAGGTAATAAATCCAGCAGATATTAATTCTTATCAAGATAGAGCTTCATGGCAATTTACCATTCCTGATGGCCTGATAAAGCCTATTCTGATTGGTGAAATTAAAGGATGCCGATGTGCTTTTGAGCAAATTTCTACTTCACCTAATACTTGGAGATTTCAAGCTATGGGCTTGTGGATTCGACATAAACGGGATTCATATTTAGATCAAAAGCAGTGGAAAGAACCCATGATTCCAGCAGGTTTTAAAATTCGATATGGTGGATATCGTGGTTAGTTATTTTGAACTTAAAAACGATAACTTCAATGTTGTTATTGATGATACATACAACTCAGCTAAGTTCTTGGGAAAGTATGATGTAACTTTAAATACTTTTATTGATCGTAATAAAAGTTCTTATTATGTTGAAGGATCTGATTATACATGGTCGGGTACCGTAACTGCCGCAACAGGTAATACTTTAAGAGAGCTAGGTTTTGATTATGATGAACCAAGTGATGCTGACTATGAAAAATTCTTAGCTAGTTTAAATAGTCAAATTCTTTCTTTTGCTCGGACGCTTTCAGGGCGTCCAATACGATCAAATTCAATATTAACTAAAATTAATGGTATATGGAAATTTAACTTTAATCTCTTTGGATATCAGCAAGGAGATGTAGGAACAGTAGTAAGTTATACCATTGCAAAAATGATGCCGAGTAAATACGGACTTCAGGTTTTTAATGCTGAAGGTACGTTAGTATTTGATGCTCTTAAAGGATATTTGCAATTGGCAGGAATCATGACCGGAGGTGTAAACACATATAACAACCCTGCAGCTACTTATACAATTACTTTGCCCGAACAGTTAACAAGCGAATATTTGTATATTTCCGACACCATGTCTTATCCATGGCGTAGTGGTTTGAAATACAGCTCTGGTGGTGTTTCATATGGTGAGGCAAACTTTTATCCAGTTATGTCTTTTCCAAGCCTAACCACCATAGAAGTAAAACTTGTTCAATGGGGCAATATACCTGGCACATCTGGAGCAAGAAGCTTTAATTATTTTTATGAGGCAGTGATTTATTGCCCATATCCCAAAAATTTCTATACAGGTAAACAGTAATTCAAGATTAAATCTAATTTATTTTTGTACTTTAAAGCACCTAATTCGGGTGCTTTTTTTTTGCCTAACAATAGGGGGAAGGCATGACTGAAAATGAATCATATGGGTTGAGATTTGAAAAGAAAATCGACTCCATTCAGAGTGATATTCGCATGTTGTCAGATCATGTTACTCGACTGACTTTCATTAATGAAGCGCACAAAGAGACTAGCGAACAGAACAAAAAGGATATCGATACATTGGACATCAAAGTCGCCAATTTAGAAAACCGCACAGCAGCGCAAGATGGTGGTCTTTCTGTATTGCGTGTACTGCTTGGCATCTTTGCAGGCATCGTATTTTCATTGTGTGCGTGGGTTGGATCTTCAATTATTCAATTAAGCCAAGACCAGTCTTTAATTAAAGAGAAAGTATCACGGTTGGAGGAAGCAAAAAGATGAACAGTGAAAATACTCGCGCATATCTAGCTTTCGCATTAGTGGGACTGATGTTTGTTTTAGTGATTGCTTTATTTTTTGTGGATATGCCGCGAGAAAACAGCAATCTGATCAATACGGCATTGGGTTTCATTGCAGGGGCTATGACAACTGCATGTGGCTTTTATTTTGGTAGCTCTGAGTTAGAGAAAAAGAAAGGTGAATCAAATGACAACTAAACCATTCTTCGACGCTGCCCGAGTGATCGCAGGCGGCAAGCTTACACAGGCACAAGTAGACGATCTAAATAAAGTGGTCGAAAAACTTGCACCAGGTGGAAAGACTACAAGTGATGTTGGTGTAGATCTAATCTCAGGATTTGAAGGCACAAGATTCAAAGCTTATGACGATGGGGTGGGAGTCTGGACCATTGGTACTGGCACGACAATTTATCCTAATGGCGTGAAAGTCAAGAAGGGCGATACTTGCACACCTGAGCAAGCTAAAGCCTACTTCAAACACGACTTAGCCAAATTTGAAAAGACTGTAAATGAATCGGTTACTGTGCCTTTAACTCAAAACCAATTTGATGCTTTGGTATCGCTGACTTACAACATTGGCTCAGGTGCATTTAATAATTCAACCTTATTAAAAAAACTGAATAAAGGTGACTATCAAGGCGCTGCTGATCAATTCCTTGTGTGGAACAAAGCAGGTGGCAAGGTTATGAAGGGCCTAGTTCGTCGCCGAGAAGCAGAACGAGCACTCTTTTTAAAGAAGTAACTTATATGTGTAAACGTACCAAAGTTGCATCGATCATCACATTGCTGTGCCTCCTATTCTCAGGTTGCACAGCTCACACTATTAATAGTAATGTGAATGTCTCGATTTGTGTAAGGGCTTTGTGATGTCGCAAGTCATGATCATGGT